AACAACTTTCTCCAACTCAAGTGCCGCGACTTGAGCCTCATTTACAGCCATAATTCCCCTCTAGTCTTTCATCAACACATCCAATGTGCTCATCCCGCGCGGGATATCACTCGCCTTCTTGTATTTTCCACTAGAGGGGGCCTGTGGACGGCCGGGCGTAATTGGACCCTTTTTCTCGGGTCTTTCTTCTTCTTCACGATCTTCTGAATCTGCGCGTCTACCTAAGCCTCTAAGCGCGTCGTTTCGTGCCTTTTTTATCACACTAGGCAAAAGTGTTTTCGCTTTGCTTAGATACGCACTCTTAATTCTATCGGTGGATTCTTTGTCAAATCCACTCTGAAATGCTTTCTCCCACAATCTGTCGAGCAGTCCACGAAATCTCACGTCTTTTGCCATGAGATTTTCGAGTGTTTCATGCGCCTCTTTCACCGCATGATTCTTCACGTAATCTGTCATCGTGCCACGCGGATCAATGTTCCCACTAATCGTCGCTGTAAGCACGTTATCAGCTTTAGTCTGCAAACTTTCCCGCGTAGACTCAAACTGACCATAAATTCTCTGCTGTTCTTGCTGTCTGTATTGCTGCTCTCTACTCTGTTCACGCGGGTCACTCTGTCTTGACAACGGAACAGGTGGAGCAAAATTCTGTGAACCAAATACAAACTGGTTCAGGACATTCGCCGCTGCTTGTAACGGCGCACCTTGTTCACCAAGTGCGCGACTTTCCTTAACCATCGTAATGATGGTGTCTTTTATCACGTTTCCGAGTACGTGATAGTATGCCTGTTGATCTACTCGTCGCAGCGTTGGAAGATAGTTATCGGCAATCCTGTAGAATGCTTCCTGATCCTCACTTTTCGCTGCCATTAGCACTGATGTGATGTCACCACTCATCACTTCAGCTTCTACGTTGTCTAGAATCGTAGCTTTTTCTGCACTCGCACGCGCATCCTTAATCGACGGAAATACCTCCGTAAACTGCTGCTCACGATAATACGCCTTCTCCAAGTACGGAAAATCTTTGAACAGTTTAGGATACTTTGCGAGTATTTCACGCCGTCTTACCGGCGTCATTAGCTCCAAATCTTCTTCTTTTGGTCCCTCTAGTTCTTCCTCAATTTCCTTCAGTTCATCTACTTCTTCCTCTTTCCCATCCTTTTCAGTTTCATCTTCAGGTTCTTCAGTTTCAGCTTCATCAGCTTTCTTTTCTTTTCCAATATCAAGTACTTCAGGTTCATCTTCGACATTCAACAGCTCGAAAGTATCAGTCTCTTTTTCTTCGCTTGCACCCGCACCCGCCGGCGCATCTGGAGCAGCGAATAATTTACTGAACTGTAGGTTCATACTGTCCCTCATTTAATTGTTGACCCGTACTATCTGCCTGTGGTGCCGGTGGTGCTTGTGCCTGCATCATCTGCATCTGTTGCTGCATCTGCATCTGCATATCCATATCTTTATGCATCTTCATATGCAGTAGCACATTTTCATATCCAGCGGGATTGTCAGTTTTGCACAATCTACCCGCGTCACTTACTAACCACCGTCTACAAATGTCAGCTTCCAGAACGTGATTATCTACATCAAAATCTGGTTGTATTGATGGTACTCGCTGCGGTGGAGGTGGCTCAGTGCCGAAGGCCATCGCCTGCTCAACCATCATGGGATCAGGCGGTACTTCAATTGGCTCACTGTTAATCAACAGTTGAATTTCTTCGTACTGTTTCTGTCTATCATCTTCACCTGGAATAATGTAGTCATTCAAACCAATTGCCTTCTTGATGAATGGCATGTTTTCTGGTGATGCAAGTGTTGCAGTTATGCCATCATTGTTCAGTTGGAACAGTTCCATGATAGCATCTTTCTGCTGATTCCATGTAATTGGTAGATTCTCGTTCGCCTCTAGTTCGACGTTTCCAATTTTCCCCTGTAACTCAGCCATACGGATAAACACGTTGACGAAGTTACCAAATTCGTCCTTCTTTACCTGCTTCTCGTCATCCTTCATCTCTTTGATATACATCGGAATGACTTTACCGAAGATATCCTTCCACCAAAGTAGTAGCATCTTCCACGTTGATTGCAATCTCTGCAACGCCTGAGCGCGACTCATCGAATATTCAGATGCAGTGCGCGAACCACTCATCTGACCACCAAAGAGAGAAGGTAAAGCTCCTGATACCATTTGACCGATCTCCTGAATCTTCTGGGCAAATGGTAATACCTCCTGTGAAAGAGTCGCCGTCCTAACTTCGTAGAACCCTTCTGATAACGGCTTCCCCGATTTGGGAGTAGCAGGATATATTCCACCGGGGATAACCTCCGAATTACGGTATGCATTGAAATTCAACACTTTCGGGTCTGCAAACGTCTGTGGTATCCCATGTTCTACTGTCTGGAGTACAAGAGAGATAAGATCGTTTGTAATATCCTGCACCGAAGTGAGTAGTAGGCCAATTGGGTCGAAATGAAGATAATCCGACAGCGGATTGTGAGTAATCGTCCAGTGGTCATCAAGAGCTTCATTACAAGCATGGGCCACGAAGTCATTAACCACCACGCATTTCACACCATCAGGAAATTGCTTCTTCAAGTCCTCTACTTCATCCGCATTCAGGACGTGATATGAGCACGGTCTAAGCCAACAGTTTCTAACTGTGACATTATTGATAGGATGCTCTCCACGATACTGTGGGCTAGTTCTTCCCCACTGTTCGTACAGATCATAAGTAGCTCCCCCTCTTTGAATCTTATCTCGAAGTTCGGGATATTGGTCCAACACATTAGCGTAGTGTGTTTCATAGCTGTAGATGAGATAGCTACACTCTTTTTGACCTCTAGCCCAGACGGGAACTTTAACAAACAGCCCACCGAATACCTCCATGCAAATCCGGCTCTTAGGATGCTTAGTCACACCCACAAGTTTCGTTATAGTAATTGATTGCCGTTTTTTGTCTGGTATAATAGACTGCGCGCAATTAGGACACATTTCCAATTCTGGTTCCGTCTCCATTGCATAGTCTATGTCTACATCTTCTTCTCCCGGTGCAAATTTATCCTCTTGAGTCTGCGTAATCGTTTCGTCAGCCAGTTCCGTCTGACATAACGGACAGACACTCAATTCATGTTCTTCTTGTTCATCTTTGTATTCTTTCTTCTCATATGTTCCGTATTTCTCGTCCGCGTGTGGATAACTGTAACACGCTGTCATGCCTTCTGTGCAATACACGAACAGCGCGTGCAACCAAAATAGTGGAGCATTGTTATGCTTGAATACTAGTTCAGCGATTTTATCTCCTGCTTTAGCCGTTGCAATATCTAGCGAGTTTTCAGCGTCGTCAGGGTAGCATGTAATAGGAGGTACAGTGACAGATAAAGCAGCAATAATAGATTCCAAATACGCGCGGTATACGTTGACTGGCTTGTCGTAATATCCTTGATCACTATCTTCACCGACTCTTTCAGCTTCAGGAATGCGCCAGTCATGTGCCACCTCGCTGTAATACGTATGTTGAATATTTTCCCACAGTAACTTCAATCTTCTCCACTGCTTGATTTGCCTATCACGCACAGCTCTATCTTCATCATCGAAATGATCAATGAGCTGCTTGAGTAGAGATTTAGTTGCGTCGTTTATCTCTTTAGCCATTTAATAGGCCATTTCTTCTTCTTGCTGTTGCGGTATTCTTGACTTCTTCTTTTTACTAGTCGCCGGTCCCTGAATATTTGCTGTTGGTTGGAAGATACTCCTACCGCCTCTTTCTGATCTAATTGGGGGCATTCTTGTTGTGTACGGAGTTTCGTCATCGCTGCCGAGGAAGTTTACGTCGTATCCTTTACGGAATGGCTGATTTCTAATTGCTTCTTGTCTACCTTGGAATATTGACTGCGCCAAATTCGGGTTACTTTGGTCTACCTGATTCATCGGGTTATTACGGTAATTGTATCCACCACGCGGCATTACCTGACTTCCTCCACGTGGCACTGCCTGTTGTGGAACAAAATCTGGTGTTCTATAAGATGGCTGTTGTTGCTGTCCGCCATCACGATTAGAAAATCTATCAACAAGCCCACCTATTGTATCTTTCCAACTACCCGGCTGTTGTATTGGTTGGTTTGGAGCACCGCCGATATTACTGAGAACGCCCTTAGCGACGTTACCAAGTGCGCTCTTGAATCCAGTCTTAGCACCCATCTTCATGCCTTCACCAACTGATTTACTTACAGCAGTTGACGAGGGACCAAGTCCCTTGATGGGAATTTTACTCGTTGCGGCTCCAATTCCTCCAGCGAGTAGTGCATCTTTCCAACTACCACCACTAGCCTTCTTAGCCGCAGCACTAGTACCCGCACTAATAGCCATTGATGCGAGTGGACCCACACCAGGAATAAATGCGGCGGCTATAGGCGCAGCTTTTAGTGCGACCTTACCAACCTTTTTCATTACACTTTTGAAGCCCATATCACACCTTTATGTCGGCCACGGAATCATTGATGCAGTTAGAAATGTCAGTCCAGCCGCAATTAGACGAGGGTGGTAGGGCTGTGTCATACTTAGCGTTGCTAATGCGAAGCATACCAACGCGAATACTAACAGGATGAGTTTGATCATTTGCTCCACTCTTTCCTTTTACTCGCGGGCGTCTTTTTCACAAACTCTTTTGCTACTGCTTCAGACGGTCCAATCCCTTTACGCGGAGAAGCGCCATGCGCGATAGCCTGCATGAATCTATACTGTTTCGCGCTTTTCGCTGGCATCATCACTCCGTGGAATTATCTTCAGTTCTTTCTCTAACTCGTCAATTTCCTTCATCCTATCTCGCTTCAGTTGTGCAGTCTTTCTATCTTCTGCTTCCAACATCTGCTGCTTCACGCGCCACGGAATGAACTGCGGTGTAATCGCCTTCGGTTCCTCTACGTGCGCGTGTGAAGGTT